ATGTTTTAATTATCTTATTACTATATCAATTTAATTACTGTTACATCTAATGTAACATCTGATATAACATTAGATGTAACTTATACGTTATAGATAATGTTAATATAGGTTTAATATACATTAAACTGATATAACTGCAGTTTAATCTATAATACAATATACGTTTAACTGCAGTTAAACTACTGTATATACTGTAGTATATCTTTAGGGTAGCACGAATTTAAGCGTTTGTCAAGCTTTTGTTGAAATATTTTTATTTTTACGTGGATTTGGTGCAAAACTATAGCTTGGACTTGCTTTTGTTCAAATGCTGTGCTACAATCAAATCTTTATCATCACAAGGAGTGCTATGAACGTCCAGAATACCTTAAAAATTGAAGCTTACAGTTTGTTTGAATTTTGTCAGTTAGTGCAAAAAGCTGTCACTGAAGGTTATGTATTTGATTTTGAAAGTAACGAAAATGCGCCTACTGCTTTTGGTTCATTATTAATTGCTAATATGATTAAAGGTCATGCAGATAATACCGAAGTTAATACCGAAACTATTATCGAAGATAAACCAACTCGTGGTCGTAAACCTAAGAATTAAATTGAATTATCCTCTTTAGATAATTTAAAATAAACATACCAGATAATCCAGCAGTAAAGGATAATATGAAAAGAAAGACTAGAGCTGATAAAGCTGAAATCGGAACAGCACGTATCGTAAAAGATAAATTTATGGAACAGCGCTTGACTAAAGTAAAACCTTTAGTAGCTATGAATCGTAAACAACAAGAGTATATTGACTTGCTGAATGATAAAAATATTATCATCGCTACAGGTTATGCTGGTACTTCTAAGACTTATATTCCTACAGTTATGGCTGCGGATTTATATAAGTTAAATCAGATTAATAAAATTATTGTTACTCGCCCAGCAGTAAGTGAAAGTAAATCGTTGGGTTTCTATAGCGGCGATGTTAACCAAAAAATGCAAGTATGGTTAGGTGCAGTTCTTCCTATCTTTAATGAACGACTAGGTAAAGCTCAGTTTGAAATTGCACTGAGCTCCGGTGATATTGAGTTCATGCCTCTTGAAACAATCAAAGGTACTAGCGTTAATAATGCTTGGCTTCTTGTAGAAGAATCCTCTGATCTTACCAAAGAAGAGTTAATCAAGATTATTACTCGTATGGGTAAAAACAGTAAACTTGTTTTATCAGGTGATATTCGTCAATCTGAAATGAATAAAGGCTCTGGTTTTACTTGGCTTGTGGATTTTGTAAAGAGGCACAAACTACAGGATAATTTTGGGTTTATTGACTTTGGGGATGTTAATGATATTGTTCGCTCTGACGCAGTAAAAGAGTTTATTACAGCTATTGTCAGGGATGAACGACAATCAAAAGGTCTTAGAAAAGAAGATTAAATAAGGAGATATTATGCAGAACTTAAGTAAACACAAGCAATATAATAATTTTAAAATCCAAGTATCACGAGATGATGATGACGATGAGGACGATTCTCCTAGAAATATCCGACAAGGTGCTAGCAACTATTTACCTTATTATGAAAGTTCAAAGGTAAACCGCTGCATTAAAGTACCCTTGGATGAAATGATTCGTGAAGCTAAGTACTACCGAAATGTACTTCAAGGTATTGATTCATTAAGTGAAGGTGATTTAGTGCTACTAAACGTCAACAGCTATGGTGGTCATCTAGACGGTGCAATTGCGATTATCAATGCTATGGAGATGACGGATGCTGATGTGCATTGCAATATTGAAGGTGTAGCCGCATCTGCAGCATCTTTGATTTCACTTGCTGCACCAAGTATCTCTGTATCTCCTTACGCTACCATGATGGTTCACTCTGCTACATTTGGAGCTTTTGGTAAGCAGTCTGATGTTATCTCTCACGCTTCATTCGTAGACAAACAAGTAAAGACTTTGATGCACAGTGTCTATCAGGATTTTCTTACTGTAAAAGAACTTGAAGAAGTCCTGATGGGTAAAGAGATGTGGTTTGATGCTGATGAGATTGTGCGTAGGTTAGAGGTTCGATCTGAACTACAGGAGAAACGAGCTAAAGCCGAGATGAAAGGTATCAAGAACATGTTACCCAAGGAACCTAAGCTACCTAAACAAGGTAAATCCAAAGGTAAGGCTAATGTTGAAGTAAAGGTTGAGACTTCCCTTGATAACGTAGATTGATTTTAGTATTTTATTTTTATAAAAATTTTTATAACCCCTTGGTGTATAACCTTGGGGTTTTTTCTTTTGGTAAATATCAAATATCACCAAAGGATTAAAGGCTTTACAGCGGCTTATATCCCTTTTACTTACATCCGTATCAGGCTTGTGTTTTAACTGCTTTAAGCTGTGTTTAAAGAGCTTGGTGATATGCTGAGGTATGTTTTGGCTGGTAGCATAACAGGTTTTGAACGCTTGTTTATACCTTGATTTATTGCAAGAAGAACGTTTGGCATTTACGGCGGTATTGGTACAGGTGTTTTTAATAGAAGTTAGTCCGGGGTGCTTGATAGGGACGCCCCCGTTACCCTCTGATAACACTAGGATTTTAAAATATCCGGTATACTTTCATTTATATAATGCAAAGCATCATTTATTTATCATCAACGCATACGTATAAATACGTATATAAAAACATTTAATAAATCATTTGATACACCACTGAGAATAAAATACCGGGGAAAGAAAATTTTTTTTATAGGGTATATTCATTTTGTGAATAATCCTATGATGTAATATTGATTATATGAATAGTCGTTTATTGGGCGTTATAGCGACAATTGAATGTACTTTTACTGACCAGCGGGTCATTAATTTCTATTGCATACTGTCATTCTATCGGCGGTTAAGCCTTACTATAAAATGCCATTATAAAAACCGACAATAAAAAACGGGGTTAACCGCTAAAGTTAACCCCGTTTAAAACCCCTTATGTTACCGTTTGCCTTTTACCTTATGAATACCCCACGCCATTAGACAACACCCTAGACATATTATCCATAATACAGAATAAAAACCCAAAATAGAATAGATAATGATTTTCATGTTATCCTTTTACTGACTTACGGTTAGTACCATGAGCAACAATTGCAATTGATTTTGCTCTAGATTGTGATCCGGTGCAAAGCTTACATTCAATACATGTCACCCCTTTGTCGTTTTCCTTGCTTGCTGGACATAGTATTTCGTTGCTTAAAAGGGCGTTTAAACCATTCTTTTCATAATCCTGCACTGACATTACTCTGAAGGTCCGATAACCCTTAGAATGTGCTTTCTTGGCATCCTGTACTGTATCGGCTGAATACATCATGCGCTTATAATCCGGGGCTTGCTTGGCGTTATGCTGGTGAGTGTAACCCGTGTGACCTCGGGCCTTGCTCAATAATAACGTCCAGACTTCAGCCGGGACAGCTGCCGGATCTCCGTACGTACCTAGTCTCACCATGCGCTTGTCACCCAGTGCCACTATTTCCTGAGGTGCAGCTGTAGGGTATTTCCCGGCTTTGTAGGCCTTAAAAACCTGATTTGGCCCCTGCCCTAGGTTGACATAACATGCACGCCCTACGGCTGTTTTCTTGTCAGGGTTATCTGTAGGTAAACCCCTATGAATACAGTCACCGCATATTGAGTAATCTGCCCCTGTCTTGCTTGCTTCAATTGGGTTTACATCAGCCCTAATAATATGCGTTTGAAGCATATTCCCTGTCTTTGTGTTATTACTTGCAATAATCCCAATAACTACAATCGGTTGACCGTCAATTAATGACGGGCCATTATAGATAATACTTGAAACGGGTTTGATTTGTTTTTTCATGATGTGAAAGATATGAAAAGTTGGTTATAGGATAATATTATCCGGATAATACCCTAGAATAATTCTAAGATATTATCGGGAAATACTATTGTTTATATACTCCAAAGGCTAGATTGACTACCTGATAATGTGATATCGCTTTCTATAAAGTTATTAAACAGAAAGGCCTTGATAACCTGATATTCAAAATTATCGGGTTTCTCACATGCTTGATAATTCCAACATTGAATTAATCTAATAATGTCGTATTTTGTATATCGGACATTAGCATAATTATTGATAATCTTTACTTTAGATTTACGGGTCTTTTCACCATAACGATAATCAACACTGTCAATATTGATTGACTTTAGCTTGTTAGCTAACTCTTGAGTATCAATATTATCATTCAAATGATTAATGTATATTGCAATAGTGCTAAAATGCAAATCTGACAAAATGAATGCGGACATAATTATTTACTCCAGTTAATACGGTTAATTTGAATGCTAAACTCACAATCATTTTCATATCTCATATTATCAAGATATTCGAAGGCTTGATATTCATAATTAAATGATTTATTAATCGAATATTGATTTTCTTTGTAATCAATATATAAACCTTTAACGGTTACATTATCATTATTAACTGTCACAATGATCCGGGGATTAAATTTGAATTTTGACATAATCAACTCTCATTTACGGACAATATTATCCGACAATAACCCCTAATATAATCAAGGGTTATTATCTGATATTATCAGGTTTATTTAGCACTTAATACGGGCGAACTCTCGAAGGGGTCGATTAGATTTAAACTGTTCTTTCCAATCAATCTTACGTTTTGCGTTATCGATTCTGAGGTTAATCACTGGGCGGTTATCATTATCCATGCCCATGAATTGCCCCCTGTACTTTACGGGCTTTCCGTCTAGGTTTAACCCCGTAATCCACTGGCCGATCTTAAGGGCGCGAAACTGAAGGGCTTGTTGCTCTGCGTTACCTGAGCGGATGAAAACAGTGTTAGTGTAAAGTTTTTGCATGATGAGGCTTTGGGTTAGTTGAAGAAAGAAACAAGAGGGAGGATGACGAACCATAACAAAATGATAACCGAAAATTTGATCTGATTTTGCATCTTTACTTTCCTTGGGTTTTGCTTCGCTGATTTGCTTGGCATGGCTTTATTGTAGCGCGTTTTTGTGCCGTATGAAGTTCTTTTTATAGTTTTCTCTCAAGTGATTATTTATTGAATCGAGCCTATCAATAGGTTTTGACTATTTTCTTGAAATCGAATAGCGTGTGTCAACATTCATTACATAGAGCGCACGCGCACGCGAAGAGCAAAATCCGTGCCAGTTGAATTGTGACTGAACCGTTTAGTTTCTGACTGAACGGTCTATTCGGCTACTGAACGCTCTGGTTTCTGACTGCTTGGTCGCGCCGCTTGTAGTCTTAAGCGTTTTATTTCCACAAACCCCAATAGGATTTTTTAATTAAAATGCATACCAAGGGTTTTTGATTTTGTTTTATTAGCGAGGGTTTTTAATTTTATTTTAGTACTAGGAGTTTTTAAAAAGAAAAGACCCTCTCAGCTTTTTAGTTCTGAAAGGGTTACAGGAGTTTTTAATTTTTAAATTTATATGGTTTATTCCAACGACCGATACTGATATTCAAATAATAAGCACAATTGAAATAATCACTTTGAATGTCACTACGATCCCAATGATCTACAAGCATGATACTTTTAGCTTTCTCCAGATATTCCAGTGCAATACCATCAAATGAACTATCAAGGTAATACTGATTTACGCTGATGTTTTGCTCTTTGGTAACCCAATCAATAACTTGCTGTGTATCGTGCTGCCTGCGTTTAGCTTTTACGTTCTCGCAGAAATTACTAATAAAATCAATCTTACCTTCTGTGATAGTCAAGTACAAAGTACTATCGCCTTTACCACTGAAAGTAGCTTTAATACCGTACTCTTTGTTAAGTGCTTTAAGTGCCTGAAGGGTTCGGACACTTGTTGTTAGTTAGTGTGATTGAATTATAGCAGAGTTTATAGCTTCTTAACCAGATCAAGACCAGAAGGTTCAATAAATTTAGCGTTACCTTCTGCCTCCCAAACCCAATAGTACTTGCGGATACGACCCATAGCATCTGGTTTACCTTCGTAGCTACCTACCCCTTGACCGTTAGGTTTAACGCTGTCTATCGTGGCTTTACGACCGTTTGCCATGACGTATGTACCTGTAGTAATCCAGCGATTTGGTAAAGTAAAAATAAGCTTCATATTACACCACCTGATTAAAGCATTGCAGTTGATCAAAGTCCGCACAATTGTAAACATTCTGATCACGATACACCCAAGAACGGTAGATTGTATCACGAGTTTGTTCATCATCATACGAACAGATATCAACCACATTGCCGCTTTGCAGATAAATCAGATAGTATTTCATGTTAACCTTTCAGTTGTTGAAGTCTCTATTGTATCACACTTTTATCACAGAATCTTGGTCACTGCTCAATTTTACACGCAATATCATACCAATACATTGAACCTTGCTCTGTATTTTCCCAAATGACTACTTGCGAAAGTTTGCCTGATGGACTAAAACAGAAGCATTCTCGCATTTTAGTCTTCATATATTCTGCTGCATCTTTATCGATCAGTGCTACCTGTGCAATCAATTCCTGATAGTCTAGTTCATCTTGTGCTTCCTGTGCTTGCTGTGCTTCATTATTCATTTGTATTCTCCTGATGTTGATTCTTTGCTTGGCGTTTCTTATCTTTATGCTTTTGTACAGATTTCTTCATGACTGCAGCTACAAGATGATTTCTTTGTTTAACTTTAAGTTTCTTAGCCTTCTTAGACATAAGCTTGCATTGCTGTATGAATATCTGTCATTAGTCTTTGGCTGTGTTCATAGATTTTGTCTTTATCTGTTCGATTTTTAGAAATCGCTTCAGGAACAGTTTTATTGTAACTTACAATATTAAAGAACATATCAAAATCTTCTTTATTTTCAAAGTTTAAAACTACTGAGACTGGTTTAAATACTTTTTTACCTTGGATTTCTTTAACTTGGACTTGCATATTATCTCCTATTTAATGTAAATTATGTACATGCACTTCAAATACATATAGTTTTTTAAGTGCTCTGAGGGTTTTTAAAACCTTTACAGTACTCGCTTGACTATAGTACCTGTACTCTTGCGGTATGTCTGCAACAATAACACGCACAATGTATTCTGTGATAAATCTTTGCATATCAATCTCCTTTTGATTCATAGTACAAGATCAATACGTTCTTCTTGTGAAAGTTCTAGAGGATAATTAGACATGATGTTCCTTTTGATCAAGAGGTTTAGAAGATTAGATTATAGCAGATTCTATGGATTATTTCAGGTTGTTTGCTTTTTAAACACAGAAATGACTCGCTTATTTGCTGAATTGTCAAACGTGTCGATAAGCTTACCGTCCACAACAGCAACAGCGTGACCTGTGATGTTAACTATGTAAGAACCTGTGTGAAGCTTTGGCAGTATTTTAGCCAGTGTAATACCTTCAGAAGACAATACATTAGCTATACGTGCTGATTGCCTAGCTGCACCTGTAGTTCCATTAACGGATTGTAACTTGAATCCAGCTTCAGTGTAAGCCTTCAGCATTGTCACAAAGAAAGCACCGCAATGATTCTTACGACCGTGTTTCTTGAGTAAAGTGTGTGCTTGATCATAGTGAATCCCTGATGCAGAAGCCAACGCTCTTACAGTACAATCGTTTCTTTCGGTCAAATGCTCTTGACTATCTTTACAGCTTGCACCACGGTACGCAGCTTTGATAAGTTTCATATCAATTCCTTTCGACTGTTGAAGACATCATTGTAGCACATCTTTTAAGTTCAAGAATAACTTCAAGATTTACTCAAGCTTATTAGATGTATTTTCAAATTCTTTCTTAAGCTTTAAATACTCTTCGTACTTTAGACGTTTATAGTACTCAATATCTTTTTGTACTTTTTCCATCCTAGTCTTATACTCCAGATCAGTCTCTTGGCGTTCAAATACTAAATGAAGACTATGTTCTTCATCGCCATGATCACGATAGAATGAAAACCTAGCAATACAACCTTGATAAAGCATATCAATGTAATCATTATTAACCCTGTCAAGATATTCTTTTACTTCTTGAATAGTTTTACCATCAAAAACATCATCACCGATATAAACACTTTTAACAAAAACTGTAATCTTTTCCATTAAAACTCCTTTGTTAATTTACTTTTGTTTAAACACACCTTCATCCAGCATCCAGCAAAACAAACCTAAGATAAAGACCCACCAAGGTGCATCTAAACCAATGCTGACAAATAACCCAAATAAAGCAAGCATATATTACTCCTTGTTGTAGATAACGTGTTTCTTGATCTTCCAGATTTGAAAGATAGCCTTACCACTTGCGTCTTCATCCGTGCAGACATAAGCTACAGTCTTTAGCACTCGTGCAAAGCGTACCTGACAATCACCAACGTCTATCTCGTGTGAAAACCCTTGTTCGATAGCCCAAAGGTTGTCAGTCTTGCGGTAAGTGAAGTAATTACCGTAGTCGCACTCTTGGAATTCACCAATGTTAAGTTCACGCATTGTCATCATAAAGATTCTCCTAGTTTTGAAGCCTTGATTGTACAACAAAAAATCCCCGTAGGATATACCCACAGGGAAATAAAGGTTATGTTTTCTTAATCTCTACAGATGTAAGCTTATCGTCAACAAATGTAAACTCAAGGTGATTAGACATATTATTGTTATCGAAATACATCTGTTGTGGTACGTCCTTGGTGTGCCAAAAGTTTTCAGCTACTGACTCTTCGATAGCGTCATAATGCATATACATCTTTTTGATTACGGGCTGTGGTTTGATGCGGTATTGATTGTATAAATTCCATGAGGGGTTATCTATTGTTTCCCATTCATAACACTCTCCATGTCTGAACTCAATTTCAGCCCCATTCGCCCAAGCAATGATACACTCTGCATGTTTGTGCGGTTTTTGTGGTTTGTTTACTTGCATAAATTACTCCTTGTAAAAACGATGATTGCCAATTGTAGCATAGATTTTCTTGGTTTTGATCCATGCGTTAGATATGTATTTCGTCGTGTAGTAAATCACATTAGAAGGCAGCGTAGGCTCAAATCGACCTTCTATCATGCTATCAGCTACATCTGATACATACCCATAAGCAACCTTGTCTGATGCCTTTAAGCGCCATTCTAAGGCCTCTACGTCAGGTTTGTGCAGCAGTGTATAGCTGAACTGCCTGCGCTGCTGGATGACTTCACAATAACCATCAGGGTAGTCCTTGTGGTTCTTGCGGTTTTCAATCACAGAAGCCACAGCATTGATACCTGCCGGACCTTCGCTGCGTGCCTCGTAATACAGCGCATTAACCAAGCATTTACGCTCTTGGTCTTTGACGGCTTCTTGCTCTTGACGTATCAAGTCTTTACGAACAGCTTCAAATTCCTGCAGCTGTCTGTACTCTCTGTACTGATCGGTCAACAGCATAGCTACAACAAAGATTGTAATGTATATTGACCAGCGTTTGATTGTATCTTTCATTCTTTAAATCCGTAATGTTGTTTTAAACTGCGACCGTCAATACCGCAGTCACTAATACTAGAGTCAATGTAAGCAGCACACTGCTGAATAATTAACTTAGCAAAATATTCTAAGTCCACATCTGTGATTGTCATTGCGTTATTGCCATATGGAAGACCTGCTTCATCCATTTGTTTAATAAGGTCTTGAATTCGTTCGTTCATTCTTCAACTCCGAAATGTTCCTTGATCGCATCAGCACATTCGTTATATGCTTCACTGGTAGCAAATGTAGCAGCATCGCCGTTCCACTCACACTCACAAATACCGACACATTCCCTAACAATCAACTCAGCGAATTTTTCTTTGTCAAAATACTCATGAGTACTCCAGCCGTATTCAAAATCATAAGAATCAAATGTAGTGCTACATTGTTTAATAAACTCTTTAATTAATTTGTTCATGATCATTCTCCTGTACTAATCTTCGGGCAGAGTAAGATAGGCCATTTGAAGAGCGGTGTTCAGTAATCTTGTACCAGACTCCATCTACGTTCTCTACCCACCTCATAGCACAGGGGCATAACGGTTCTCCACAGGTTGGCCCCATGCATCCACATAGCATTGGATATGGGGCAGGCTTACTCAACCACTGTTTCATGGCTTGCAGCGACCGCAATTTATCAGTCAGTTCTGATATAGCAAATTGTGTCATTCTTGGAGTCTTTACTCACCACGTTTGTTTTTACGCTGCTCTGAAAAGTCCCTCTTTGGCTTATTAGTATTCTTTCCACGAGTAGGTGTTTCTTCATAACCTGCATCATCAAAGCGTTTTTTCTTGGCTTTGTTGGTCTGGAGAGAGCTGTACATATTGTTCCTTAGTTGTGTTGTTAATTGGCGAGTCCTGCGAGGCAAGACCCTTGTGATGTTTAAATTATAGCAGATTTACTCTTCTTCGTCACATGCTTCTAAAATACTTTGAGCAATTTCAAAAGTAACTCCTTTAGCTTTGTAACAACACACATCACCGTCTAGGTCAATCTCCACTACGTCAAACAAAGTATTTGATGCTTTACTACGCATAATAACTGTTTCTAATACTAGCATTTTTACTCCTATGTTTAATTCCAACGAGCTTTATATGCTTTTTCAATACTAAGCTTTAAGATTGTTTCTGCAATTAAAGCTTGACCGTGTAAGATATGATAAATATCTCCAATATCAATTTCAGCTACATTAGCTTCATGAAATAAGCGTTGAATTGCTACGTGAAATTCATCTTTCGTCATTGTACCACCTTTCGTCATTGGACTTTTCATTTACATAAATTAACGAAGACAGAACTTCTTTTTCATCCTCGTATGAATTGAACTCTATACACTGTTCATCATAAGTAGATTGTACATCAATTCTTACCTTTGGTTTTGAAATACTGGATTCTTTTTGTTTTTTCATATGTTTTATCTGTTTCATCTATTTCATTTTTTAATAACCACTGGTCTGTCACCACCAAACAAAGAGTAGTTTTTTCGTAGTACTTCTACTTTACCTTCTCTGTATGAATTTTCAATACCAATCAATACGAAAAGATACTGTAGCATCTCTGAAAGCATCTCAGATGTGACTTCTATTTCACCTTCACCTAAAGCTAAAATGAAACACAGCAAAGTGAGATTTTCAATATCTTCTTGTGCTTGCTGAGAAAGTATTTCAAATTGCTTATAGTTATCAGTGTGAATATAATCCAGAGCATTTTTAATCTCATAGACTTCTACATCATCCAAGTCCTCAAAGTAATTACCAGCTGGTAAAAAGCCCGTGCTTTTAAGTTCAAAGGCTGCTTTTAAAATCCAGTTAGGTAATTTTTTATTTGCAAGAATCTTATCTACACTGATAGTTTTAAAGACTTTAGGTGTGAATTTTGGAACGAAATCTGGTTCTTCTGTAGTAGTCAAAATAAAGCCTCTTCCATGTCTGATAAATCGTCTTTTGTTTTACTGAAGTTTTTCTTGTCAAGTAAAGTTTGGCTTTCCTGTGTACGCTGGTTGTTTACAATAGGAAAAGGCCACCTTACAGATGGTTTAGTCTGCTGAGTCTGCTGGTGATTCTGTTGGTGATTCATAATTCTCCTTTAAGTACTTTTGAAGACCTTCATCTGATGTGACTGAAAGCCTGAACGCATCATAGCACGTATTTGAGTTCATTTTGTTTGGGATACCTTTGATGAGCATCTTTTTTACTTTCATTGTACCAAGTCCGCTGATCTTGACAGGTAAACCCTGAGCAAGTAACACTTGCATGTTACCTACAAAGTGCCTAAGAACATCTTCTACTTCGTATTGATGGTAACCAGAGGTACTAGCTACTCGTTTAATCAATTGTTTGTAGCTTTCTGATTTGTATTTAGCTTTGAAACCCACAGGTATACCTCCAGAAGTTAAGTACTAGCGTGTTAGAGTTGTTCATAATCAAAGATTTTACTAATTGCACCAGCTACAGCAATCGCAATATCACGATGCTCTGCTTGCGTACTTTCGTCTTTACGCACTTCAATGTAGTGAATAAAACTACGAATTGTTCCTTGCATATACAAACGAGACATTGTGTTGCCTTCTGGTAGAACAGCACGAGCTTGCTCTTTGGCAATACCATTTGTTACAGCCCATGTATAAGCCTCTTTAGCAGCACGAATAACATCTTGTTGCTTCTCTGTCCAGATGCGGTTAATTTCACGGTGTTCTGTAGTTGTCAAATCAAGATTAATAGAGTTCTGGCGATTCTTTGTATCTTGTAAACGAGCTTGACGAATGCTGAATGATAAATCCTTTACAGGGTCAGCATAACGCTGGCTAAATTCTTGAAATGCAAAACTACGATGACGCAAAATCTGCCGTGCAATATCACGAGTTGTTTCAATCTCAATTGTAGCGCTTGCCATTTCAAATGGTGAAAAATGCTTGTGCTTCAACAAGTACTTCAGAAGTTTATCTGCTGTATCATTGTTGAATTGATTACTTGGATTAGAAACCCTAGCACAAAATGCAATAAGTTCTTTTGCTGATTTAAATTCATCTTTAAATTCTTCTGATGGTTGTGTGTAACCTACTAATTTTACTTTCATTTATACTCCTTATGTTCCGTGCCGTTCAGTATAACCAGCACCTTGTTTGTTTAATTCTTCAATCATTTGTTGTCTATAGAGTATAGCACATTCTTTTGCTATGTCAAACCCTAGTTTATTAATCGAGAACAGTTTTTCACGTTGTTTCCCAGATAAATCGGTCCATCTTGCCCTCCAGTACGAAAAATCTTTATTAGATGTATGCAAACATACACCCGTATTTTCTGTAGTCTTTCTCTTTGCAGTATTTTGCATATTACCGCTAGCTGTAACCGATCTTAAATTTTCAACATTATTGTTCAATGTGTTACCATCAATATGATCAACGATGAAAGACTTATCAAAATAATCTTTTCCAGTGTGTATGCAAAATACAATTCTTGAGACTTCATAGGATTTTTGCTTGAACTCAACTCTGTACCTACCTGTTGTTTTAGATAAATGATCACAGTGTTTACCGATCCAACATTTTAACACATTATTATATATTCCACACCTGATTTCAATATTCCAACTCAGGTTTGATGGACTTGTTTTATCAACTTTAAATATAGAGTTGAAATTAGGTAGTTCTTTTTGCGTGGTAACTTTCAACATTGTTTTTATCTTTCATGTAATTTAAAATATCTTCTTCAGTAAAGAATCTATGCTGTCCATAAAGATTATATGCAGAATCAATACCCACGTCAAGTACTTTTCCATCTAAACCTGAATTTGCACCGTGTAGATGACCATGTAGATGAACACTACCATGTGCTTGTTTATGCCAGAATTTCACAGGAAAATGAAACAAACAAACAGATGTTTCACCGATCTTGATTTCTTTATAATCATACCATGCGGAAATCAGTTGATCTTTTACAAGTTGATTCAGATGTTCACGCTTGTCATGATTACCCTTAATAAGAATTTTATTACCGTTTAAACGCTCTGTAAACTTTGCAATATCATCGTACTTTTTAGCAAATGAATAATCACCAAGACTGTAGCAAACATCTGCAGGTGTTACGTTTTTATTCCACACATCAATTAACCATTCTGTGTGGTTTTCTTGAGTAGTATCTTTACCTCGATTTGTATAGCCTGTTATTTTTAGATGACTTTCATGTAAATCACTTGTGAATACTTTCATATTAAACTCCTATAAAATCTTCAAGAATTACCCTGCGTTGTTGATCGTTCATAGCTAACCATGTGTCTTTTGGCACAGTACTTACGATCATACGTGGTGCATCATACCACGTATTTGGCAGTGTAATTGCAGTTTCAAAGCCATTTTTATACATGATTTCAACATTCTTCGCTGTCATACGCATCAATTTCTTTTTACCAATGTAGTAAGGAGTCTTTAGTTTACAGCAGTTGTTGTAATCGTATGAACCATCAGGTAGCATAGGATACATCATAAAACCTTCACCACGGTCGTGCTTTGCGATTTCCAGTGCTTGTTCAAGAGTGCAACGAGCACCAGCACCCATAGGATAAAAATCTCCTGTATCTTTCTCACGTACACCGAGTAGATGCAAACCTTGGCGCTCATGCACAATGTGAGGGTCTTGTGGTAGTATTACTTCAAAAAGCGTAGTAGTCTTATCGTCCAAAAGCATATCATAGTTTCTATAAGTGCTCAACAGCAGTTCTTTAGCCCACTGAGCGTATTCACTTGTTGTAGTACCTGTAGTACTTACAATCAATTTTTTATTGTGCAGTGTAGCGCAAGCCATATAACCATTGATCTTCTTGTACATTTCAACTGGAGTATCAATAGGCATAGTACTCCAGTAATTTCGCTCAAGGTAATTAAAGCTTTTACGTGGAGCAGCTTGCACAAGTTCTTTCGTAGTATTGCAATAAACATGTCCTCTGCATTCCAGTAGTTCCGGAATTTTATACCAGAGATAATCATACATAGCTTTACGATGGTATTTAAACGTTGTGGTCTTTCCATCGTTTTTCATCGTAGCTAAACCACGATTTACTAAATTCATTTGTTGATCATATGTCAATAGCATTTTATTTCCTTTTCCATAATTGAAACTCTAGTTTGAATATAATAACAGCGAAACCTTTCACCTCAGGATTAGTTGGTTTTCTATAACCAAACCATTTATTAACCCCGACAATATCCATATCCCAATTAAAAGTCCATAAACTTTTTAAGAGTATCATAGCCAATATTGATAATGGCCAAAATATTGAAAGTATAACTGCAGAATCAATATCTACATTTGAGGTGCGAACGGCAAATGCAATCATCATGATAATCACACCAGCCATATAAACAATTAATTCAAGCATTTTATTCCTTTACTTTTATGATTTTACAATTTAACACTGAACTTTTGTTTCATCTGCTCGACCTTAGCATCAGGACAACCATGAATGTTTTTAGTATTATTTCTATTCTCAACGATAATGCTCACAAAGTTAGCTTCAGTCTCTCGTGCAATCGTCTGGTAACTCTCTACTTCCCACTCTGCACAGGATGTATTTGACACAGCTACTGACATACCTTCATACAAAGCCAGCCAAGTATTACGCTTGCATTGTTGATGCGCTTGTTCAAGTAAAGTAGGATCAAACTGATATACACCATTTTGTACAAAATACTCATCAGCTTCAAATACTCTATCTACTAAACGACCACGAAGTAATTGCCAAGCAAATGTAGATTTGCCTGCACCTGCTACACCACGGATCAAATATAAAGTTGGTTTATTTTTATTCATATTATCCTTTAATATTTAATCCACGATCTCTGTAGAAACATCAGTCCAAACGGTGTACTGCATTATTACATGATCTTTCCATTCCTGACCATAATCATACTCTACAGAACCAACACCTTCGATAAACGATGGCTCACCTCGTGTAATATGAGCAGATGCAAACTCTACAATTTCTTCAATGCTGTCTACACCAAAGATGCATTCGCTGAATTCTTTGATTAATTCTGCAGTATCTACATTCGGATTAATACGAATTGTTACTTCTGATTCTACAACTACTGCTGCGTGATATGTTTTCATCAGATAACCTCTGCTTTCAACAGTGTTTTACCATCTTCTGACCATGTTAGGCGAAGATTGTGAACGTGTTCATTAGGATAACGGGTATAAGTTGGATGAGTATGATAACCATTGGTTTCCAATCCAATACAAGTAGTAGTTACAATTTCTTTTGGTTTAATGCGGTATTCATGGGAGTCGTCTGTATAAATTTTATCAGTTTCAAAAAATTGATTGCAGTCTTCCCATAATCCATTATAGTTTTTAAACTGAATAGTCTCACCATTAATCCAAGCAATCAATACGTCTTTTTGATCTTTCAATGCCATTTCAGTTTCTCCTTTTAAAGTTGATCGTACAATTGTACCACTACATTTGACTCCTGCAGTAGCTTTACACCAGAATCATCTCTGTACTGTTGCAGATATACAACACGTTTAACACCAGCTTGAATCAGCATAGCACTGCATTGGATACAAGGTGATAGTGTAACATAAACTGTAGCACCAATACAGCTTACACCTTCACGAGCAGCCTTTAAAATTGTCTGCAATTCAGCGTGAATCACGTCTGGTTTTGTTACAAGAGTACGAGCCGCACCATCAAATAGAACATTTTCACACTCGTTGCTCATTCCACGAGGTGTACCATTTACACCACCAAGGATTGTACCATTCTCAGTCACTAGACAAGCACCAACTTGTGCTCTTTTTGCTTTTGATAGTCTAGAATGTAAAATTGCAACACCCATATACATTTCATCGGTTTCTTGTGTTGTAGCCATTTTATCCTCTCAAGTATCCATAGTATTTAAGTTCTGCCTCTTCTCTCGTTTTTACAGCTTCTTCAAAAGTTTCAAATGAACCTAAATATATCTGTTTATCGTTCAGACGAATAAAAGCTGTCCACTTTTTATTTTTCTTATGATAGCCTACGCCTGTTTTTCCAGATTTATTATCAGTTCTTTTTCTTTGATTATAAGCTTGTTCTGATTCAGTAACCCACCTACAATTTTCTTTACAGTAATTACCGTTTACATCGATTCGGTCTAATTCAAAACCTTCAATGTATGAATCCCCCATATCACTATAGAAACCATCAAATGTAATCCAATTAGTATTATAAGTAATACCTCTAGCACCATACGAAGAATACCTTTTGTTGTTAGGATTATCGCATCGTTCTTTCATTCCTCTCCAAGAATTATATATTTTAGTTTTTGTCATTCCGTGACTTTTAGCCATTTATTTCATACTCCTTTACACCTTCTTCAGATGTATAACGCACAACTTTAACACCAAAGCCTTTAAGCATAGCTTGACAAGTCATGCACGGTTTAGCTGTAGCCATTGTACCATCATTGTGAAACCGTTGAACGAAAACGCTATGAATATTTTTGCGACCTGATGCAAGTACAGCAGAAAGTTCAGCGTGAATTTTATCTTTTTGTTCTGACTCTCCAGCTTGTATAGCAAAGTGCTTCATAAGTGGATGACTACGGTTATAGTCATTAACTCCAGTACCTAGCACACGACCTTTCTTATCGAAAGCTGTAGCGATTATTTCATAGCGTTTGCGTGTCATTACAGTTTCCTAGCTTGTTTAAGTTTGTGTTGAATACCTGCAAGTACTTTGTGTTGACGCTTCAAAGTACGTTGCTTATTGCGGTAGTAGTTCATCATGACGAAATAAGGCTCACTGTCTTTATCATCAGGGTTGCTCTTGTGCCACAGTTGGTCAATGCGGCTCTTTAGAAATTGCAATGCATCTTCATCTGCACTCAGAACCTCAGCAAGACCTTGCGTCAAGGCTTGCAGTTCTTCCGTGGTAAACGACACAGCACGGTGCGTATGAGCATAGGATGTCAAAAACTGCTGCAGCTTACTGCTCATGAGCACGGACTCTTGCAAAGGCTTACCTTGCATTGCTTTCTCGCAGCGTTCCCACACAATTTCTGCAATTGCTAGTTCACCGTCCTCAAACCCCAAGCGGTCTACCATAGAAGCAAATTCTGGTTTCAAGATCATGTTAAGTTCCTTTCGGTTTCGTTGTTGAAGGTTGTATCTTAGCACAGAACTTCAGCTTTGCAACATCTCGCACAAATAAATTTATTTTGCACAAAGTACTTGACAAGATTTGAACTTGAGATACAATTCAATTTGGGACGTGGGACGGTGGGAGCGACGGTGAGAAGCTCGGGTTCAAAGCTGAGGTTCATAACTGAAGTTTAACTGAAGTTAATTTAGGTATAACATGAGTTTAATGTAAGTTAAAGAGTACATTACATGTTATAACTGATGTTCATACAGTAAAGCAAATAAACTCATAGGAATGTAAATGAAAGAAGATTACTTAGAGGGACTCGATGAAAACTATCTTGATACTTGGATAAGAAGGGATAGTGTTTTAGCTAAACATGGTTTTACATATAGAGAGTTTCTAGTTTCTGACCATTGGCGACAAATTAAAAAGAAAGCAGCACAGAGGTCTAACTATCAGAAGTGTACATTTTGTAATTGTACGAATGTTGAACTTCATCATACAAGTTACAAATGGTTATTTACAAAAGATGAATTAAGAAACATCATAGCTCTTTGTAGAAAGCATCATGAAGAAATCCATGACTATGCAAAGGATAACGATATGTCTGTTAGAATCGCTACTAACATTTTAAGATCACGGTACAATGCTACAAAAGAAAACCACATGTCTAAACTTAAGAAATACATGAAATATTTTTCAATTGTTCGTGAAGAATACGTCAAGCTTTTAAAAATCAACCTAAAGGAGATAACATGAAGTTAGTAACACAAATTGGTAACACAGGTACTAAGGTAACGGTAGAATTCACGTTAGACGAAGAACGTGATATCAATTGGGATGAACTCAAGGTGTACTTATATGAGCATCCTGACGTTGACATTACTGACTTGATAGGTGACGAGTGGTCGCTAGAAATCTCAGAAGAAATTTACGCTAATGCAGATAAGCTTGTACAAGAAGAGCAAGATGATGCTATAATTGAAGCTCACATCACAAACAACCTTTTTTTAAGGAGTAAACTATGAATCAAGTAATTTGTAACGAATGCGAGACAGTTAAGCACTGTATGCAATACGGATGTATTCCAAAGGTTGTTATCTGTAAAGAAAAACCAGTAGTGTATTACATCGGTGTACCGCAGTTCTACAATTGGAACGATGATGAACGTTATCCTGTAGCAAGCTTACAGTATGTTATAGATCATCCAAGTCTTGGTAACTGCAGAAATGTACGCACATCAACAGTTTTGAATACAGACGGTAGTACAATTGAGACTAAGAACACAATCTATAAACAAATGGCATCTGAAGGGATGGGATCATGAACGATAATTACACAGAAGCCATTACCAGAATACAAAGCGCATATATTTTGTGTTGTGGTGGTTACTATGAACCTAAGAGTGAAAGAGACTATCAGTTGTCACTTGTGTTAAGTAAATTGTTGAAAGAACTAGGAGAACTACCTTGAAGCTTAAAGCAAAAGACATTAAAAATATCCGTCTAACATGGCAGGAAGTCAAAAGTGACGGTACAATCTCAAATCGTTCTTACGCTTGTGATGATAGAAGTGCAAGCTGGCATTTGATGCAGATGCGTAAGAGTCCTTCCCTTCGTAACATTAAAATGGAGAAGCTATGAGTACAGCAGAACAGCGTATGCAAGATGCAATTGAAGAACTAGAGCAAGAGAATCGTTTGTTACGTGCTCGTAATGACAGGTTGGAAGCTCAAGCTAAGGCGGTATCTGTGCAGGAATGCAATACAATCGACTGCCAATACATTGATGGTCTTGGTAAAACAGATTGCGACTGGTGTCGCCCTAAAAAACTTACCACACCACTTGTGCAAGAACCTGTGCAGGATGAGGCATGGAAGGCAGAGCAGAAAGCCCTCGCAGATGCAGCGATCAAATGCGCGACAGAAGCCCTCGCAGATGTAAATGGCCCGATTAAAGCGGTGCGTGAATACTATGGAGCCACTACCATTCAAGCAAGGGTTTAGACATGCCTACTTACACTATAAGCTACTTCATCAAAAACGCTACAAAGTTTGAAGAAGACTCAACGGTTATTAACATGGGTAACGGATGGTTTCGTGTTGTCAAAACATTTGAAGGCTGGAGCCAAGCAGACGCAATTGAACAAGCCAAAAGCTTTGAATTCCCTATTGGCTCCATTATTTGCACGTTGTCTATGATGCCACTAATCCAGCCAAAGATTAAACGTAAAGCTGCATGGAAACAAAATCCACTTAACCGATATAGCAAGGGGAACAAATGACTTGTAAGCACCGATGGGAACCTATATGGCCTCACAAAGTAAAAGATTATTGCTACCAATGCTCAAAATGCAGTAAAATTATTTGTACACCGAAAAGGAGAAACACAAGTGAAGTATTACGTAACAGTTCACGTTGAAGAGACACTGGTAATTGACGATGTACTAACAGAAGCTGAAGCTATCAAACGTGCGCTAGGGTGGTTTGATGCAACTGCACATGACCCTGAAGTCTTAGAAGTCTGGAGTGAAGATGACACACAAGAATGAAACAATTATTTGCAATGCCATAATGTGCCCCGATGGTACATACCTGCGTAGCTATCACAGACATGACTACAAGGAGCATCTGGATAAACTGACGGGTGAGGTTTTTATTGTAGACGGCGGCAATGACTACTTGCGCCGTAGCATAAATACAACACCTGCTACATCTATGGATGTGTACTTGAGTGATCCTTTCAAAGCTATTCGTGAAGCTTTCGTATGGAAGTCCTATGGTAAGAACGGTGAGCACATTCCACACGGAATTTATATCAGTTTGCAAGATATGACAGACGAGCATTTGAATGCTATACTTGACACTCAAACGCAAATCAAGGGTACTTACGTAGAAGACTTGATTAAACAAGAGTTAGCTTATCGAAAGGAAGATTATGTTTAAAGATTTTGAATTTGTGTATTTATTTACAAATGTTCAATCCGGTGATAAAGTTTACAGTCTAGATGAAGATCACAAGGACTTGCTCTGCGGTCACTGGACACGTACAACTTTTACACTGGAGTAAATTAAAATGCATTACAAGGATAATTTTGAAGATGCTACAAGCCGTTTAACACATGTTCATTCGTTACTCTACAATTCAGGTTTTTATTGTTCAGAACGTGATTTTGATCTTGCACAAAAGTTGAAGCAGTTGCTAAATAATATTGCAGATTCAAGGTGTTATTATGATGAAAACGGTAACTTAAAGGAGAAATCTGAATGAATAATCAATCAGACGTAGAAAAGTTTTGGAGTGCAGTAGCAGCTAAGTTTGGTGACAAACGCACATGGCATCAGTTGAATCCTATGGAACAGCAAATGGTAGTACAGGGAATCAATATGATCTTGCAGGTGGTACAACGATGAAATTTGTAAAGAAACCAGTGGTCATTGAAGCTTTTCAATGGGATGGTACAAGAGAATGCGCTGACGATATTTCTAAGTGCTTTCCAGAATTGATTACAATTAAATTTATTTATGATGAAGATTGGACACCTGCTAATACTCCTTATTCATGGGTTATATCGACCCTAGAGGGAGCTATTACAGCAAAACCTAATGACTGGATCATTAAAGGCATCAAAGGTGAGTTCTATCCTTGCAAACCAGATATCTTTGAACAAACATATTCTTTTTGGAGTGCAACATAATCAACATGAACTTCCCTAAATTAATTTGGCAATCACCTAAAATTTTCTACCATGCTGGTGTATACTTGAAGCTTGGTAACAAACGCTATCGCATTTTTAAAGTAGGAGCACGATGATGACAATTCCAGAAGGCTTTAAGCCACAATTAGCTATCGAGCAAACCAAAGTAAAGACGCAACCAACTGGTCGCTTCATGTCAGAAAAACTTGACGGTATTCGCTGCATTATATTTGGTGGTGTAGCTTACTCACGCAGTCTTAAACCGATTCCAAACAAAAGCATTCAAGCTTATGTTAAGCACCATTGGGAAATGCTAGATGGTATGGATGGTGAATTGATTGTAGGCGATAAGAACGCACCTGATGTATTTAACCAAAGTACTTCTGGCGTAATGCGTCAGAGTGGTGAACCTGAGTTTACTTTTTGGGTATTTGACCGCTGGCATCCTACTCAATCTTGGTTGGAGCGTTATGCTCGTTTAGTTGACTTAAATACTAAAGATGCTTTACCATTGCGAGTAGAGCTATTGCAGCACTTTCCTGTTACAGAAGATGCTTGCATTGATGACTTTGAAGCTGAAATGCTTGCTCAAGGTGCAGAAGGCGTCATGGTTCGTGATGCTGATGCTAAGTATAAATGCGGTCGATCTGGAACTAAGAATCCAGAACTGCAGAAAGTCAAACGGTTTTCAGATATTACATTAAAATGTATTGGTTATGAGCCAATGTACAAAAATCAGAATGCAGTAGAAATCAATGAACTTGGTCGTACAAGTAGAAGTTCTAGTAAAGAAGGTTTATTTCCTCAAGAACTACTTGGTGCATTGCTTCTAGTACAAGAAGACGGCAATATAGTCAATTGTGGTAGTGGTTTTAAAATGCAAGAACGAGAATATTGGTGGGAACGCAAGGAAGAATTAATTGGTAAGTTTGTGGAAGTAAAGTACTTTGCCGTAGGAGTTAAAGATGCTTTAAGATTCCCTATTTTTAAAGGTTTTAGAGATGAAAGAGATATTTCATAGGAAACAATCTGTGTTTGATAAACATGAGTCCGAGGCATTGCATAATGGACTTTTGCTTATTGACCACAATGTTGCAAAAGTAAATAAACTTTACAGATTTTTAATATGTGGGCATGAACAGTATATTCAACCGGGACATGTTAGGTCAAAAGCCTTTAGGTGCAACACTTGTTTTAAGGATTTACAAATTAATGAAGTAGCACTTAAAGGTCTTGAGATGATTGGTGAGAGTGCAGATAAAGATAACAATTATAAAAGATTCAGATTTATATCATGTGGGCATGAACAAGACATAACTCTAGTAAATGCAAAGAATGGTGAATTTATTTGTAAAATTTGTCAAGAAATAAGGTTTAAAGATTCTGCACAATTAAACAATATCAAATTTATCCGAAGATGTGAGATTGACTATAGATATGCACATTACAAATTAAGCTGTGGTCACGAAAAACGCACACAAATTGGTAATGCAAATAGAGGTTCTGTAAAATGTTCAATTTGCAATAAAAGTTATACAGACGTTGAAAGTAAAGTTTATTTGATGAGCATGGAAGTAGAAAACTTTAAATTTTTAAAAGTAGGATTCACTTCTAATGTTGACAGGAGAATTTCTCAGATATCAACCACTGGTTTATCCATTAGACTAGAAGCTACTCTTAATTTTAAAACAGGTAAAGAAGCTGAAAGTTTTGAAAATAGTCTACACGCTATGTTTAAAAACCGTAAAATTGCTGCTACAATTACACGTAGTCTGATAAAATCAGGTTGGACAGAGTGCTATCCAGTTGAACTACTACCTGATTTATTATTACATTTTCAACAAAAAGGAGAAACAAATGACAGAACGTAAACTCGCAACTATTCGTAAGATCGCAGCAATTGAACCAATCGAAGGTGCAGACGCTATTGAAGTCGCTGTAGTTGATGGTTGGAAAGTCGTAGTAAAGAAGGGTGAATTTGCAGTTGATTCTCTCGCTTTATACTTAGAAATTGACAGTTGGGTTCCCACAGAACTTGCACCATTTTTATCCAAAGGTAAAGAACCTCGTGAATACGAAGGTATCAAAGGTGAGCGACTACGTACAGTAAAACTACGTGGGCAAATCTCACAAGGTTTGTTGCTACCTATTCCAGAATCATTTATCAAAGTTGAAGATGTGGATTGTACCGAAGCACTTGGTATCATCAAATGGGAACGCCCAATGAATGCTCAACTCGCTGGTATGGCACGAGGTAATTTCCCTGCGTTAGTACCGAAGACTGATCAGCCTAGAATCCAAAATCTTACACGAGAATTTGGAGAGTACCAGCAAGACACTTGGTCAATCACAGAAAAACTTGATGGTTCCTCTTGCACATTCTATCTTGATGACGAAGGTGTATTTCATGTGTGTTCACGTAACTTAGACCTGAAAGAAGACGAAGCAAATTCATTCTGGAAAGTAGCTCGTAAGTTTGATATTGAAGGTATCATGCGTAGAAATTTTATGGTACGTATGGCAATTCAAGGTGAAATGATTGGTGAAGGCATTCAAGGTAATCAGTACAAAGTACAGCTTGACTTTTACGTGTACGACATGTACAATACTCACACAGGACAATACATTTTGCCTGTACAGCTTAAATCAGCGTGTGAAAAGCTTGGGTTAAAGCATGTACCTATCTTGGATGAAAACGCAAGTATTAAAGATCATACGATTCAAACTCTGTTACAGTATGCAGAAGGTAAGTCTTTGCTTAACGGCAGTAATCGCGAAGGTGTTGTCTTTCGTAGCAATACTCAACATGATTTATCTTGGAAAGTAATCTCAAATTCTTGGCTTATTAAAAATGAATAAGGAGTAAAATGGCGGCTTTTGTTAGACACGAAGCTTGTCCTAATTGCAAAAGCAAAGATAACTTAGCCGTATATAGTGACGGCAGTTATTTTTGCTTTTCGCACTGTGGGTACAAATCTGTAAGTGAAGAGTTCAAAGAGCAAAACCCTAGACAACACTCTAAGGTTCAATCTAAAGTCCGATCAAACGTTAAAAAGGAAGAAGATATGGAAGTTAAACCAAGTACCAAACCTGCACTGACACCAGAGCAAAATGCAGAGATTAAGGCAGAGACTTCTGTTAAAGCTAAGGGCTTTCGCGGGATTGATGACGATATCAGCAAATACTTCGGAGTTCGTTATTCTTTCGCAGAAGATACCGGAGAGGTCATTGAACAGTACTATCCTTGCACTCAAGATGGGCAGCTATCTGGATATAAAATTCGAGAAGTACCAAAGAATTTCCGTTCGGTTGGTCGTACTGGAGCTGACTGTGAATTGTTCGGACAGTTCCGTTTCAACCGTGGCGGTAAGTATGTGATTATTACTGAAGGTGAACTCTGTGCTTTATCAGCATATCAGATGCTATCTGAGTACAACAAATCAAAAGGTGACGGTATTTTTGAAACTGCAGTAGTTAGTCCAACTACTGGCGCTAATTCTAAGAAGCAGATCGCAAGTCAATATAAATTCTTTGATAGTTTTGACAATATTATTGTTTGTTATGACAACGACAAAGCTGGTAAAGAAGCAGCAGAAGAGATTGTAAAGTTTCTACCAAAAGGTAAGGTACGTATTATGCAGATGCGTAAGAAAGACGTTAATGAGTACCTTGAAGCTGGAATGCAAAAAGAGTTTATTCACGACTTCTATAGCGCACAACCATATGTACCTGCAGGTGTTGTAGGCTCATCTTCTTTGTATGAAAAACTACTGGAGTCCGCAAATGTAAAGAAAATCACAATGCCGCCTTTCTTGCACAAGTTAGATGACATGATTGGTTCAATTGATCTAGGAACAATTGGAGTGCTAGCAGCAGGTACTGGTGCAGCTAAAACTACTTTTACCAATGAAATGGTTTACTTCTGGTTGTTCAATAGCCCGTACAAAGTTGGCATTGTCTCTCTTGAATTAACTTGTGGTCAGTATGCACAAGCTATGTTGTCCCGACATATTGAAAATAAGATTGCGAACATCAAAGACCCTCAAGAAAAGCTGAAGTATCTTTCACAAGATTTTGTAAAACAAAAAGCCGAAGAATTGTTTAAAACTCCAGACGGCAATGACCGTTTTATGGTTATTGATGAACGCGACGGCTCTGTAGAAGTACTGCAAGATAAGATTGAAGAGATGATTATCTCATGCGACTGTAAGGTCATAATTGCCGATCCAATTTCTGATGTGTTTGATCAACTGAGTATTGAGCAACAAGCTAAGTTTATGAGTTGGCAAAAGAGTATGATCAAAAACTATAATGTCACCTTTATTAACATTGCTCACATTCGTAAGGGTTCGTCTAGTAAAGAAGCAGCCAGTACTGGAGCTTTTGTACCAGAAGAATCAATTATTGGCTCATCTACGTTAATCAAGAGTGCATCTTGGGTTGTGATGCTACAGCGAGATAAGTACGCAGAGAATGACGTAGTAAGAAATACTACTCACGTTACTTTAAGTAAAAATCGCAGCAATGGAACAACAGGCAATGCCGGTAGTGTCTATTATTGTAATCAAACACATCGTTTATACGATTTAGAGGGGTGGTTAAATGAGCACACATGATTCAAAAATGAATAAAATTTCAGGTAAGTCTTTAAAAGGTATCCCTTGGTCTGAGATGGTGTATTATGATGAAACTAGTCCAACTGGTTTAAGACATAAGACCGATAAACGCTACGGCAACCAAGAAACCTTAGTAAACAGATATGCAGACGAGGTTGCAGGGTCTGTTTCAGAAGGCAAGTACTCTGTATATTCTTCAACTAGGTATGGTACGTTTCAGGTACATAAGATCATTTGGTATCTTTGTACCGGACAAGATGTACCAGAGAATCATATTATTGATCACATTGATGGTAACTTACAAAATAACTTGATATCAAATTTAAGGGTAGTTTCAAAAGCGCTGAATGCAAGAAATGCTTCAAAGTATAAGAACAATACTACAGGTATCACAGGTATTTATTTAGATACCAAACATAAGGATCAAACGTACTGGAAAGCTTCATGGATGACATTAGATGGTAAACAGAAAACCAAATCTTTTTCAATTAACAAGTTGGGAGATGAAAATGCAAAACTTTTAGCTATGGCTTATAGGGCTGAGCAGATTAGGCTATTGAATGAACAAGGTGCTGGTTACTCTGATAGACATGGAGCATAAATTTAATTGACGAAAGCCTCAAGTTGTGATAGACTTGAGGCTTATTTATTTGGAAGGACGAAATGCGTTATATCCTAGACATTGAATCAAGCAATCTGCTGCAGAACGGCTTGGATTACTCT